CTTGGGAGGATAAGGAGCAGAAAGCTAAACCGCAAGTAGATGGATTAGCACTATTAAGAGCAATGAGTAAAAAAGAATAGAATGGCGAAGCTAGGGGATTTAGTAGTAAATATAGGGGCAAACACAAAGCAGCTAAATAAGGATCTAGGCAAGGTGCGCAGAGAGATGAAGCGCTTTGGCTCTAACTTCAAATCTTTAGGCCGCGACTTATCGCGCTCAGTTACTTTGCCGCTGCTTGCTATAGGTGCTGCTGCTGTAAAGAGTGCTTCAGACTTAGAGACGCTAGAGACTAGCTTTATATCATTAACTGGTGGCGCAGAGCAGGCCAGAGATATGATGAAGCAGCTTAATGACTTCACAGCAAAAACGCCATTTCAAATTGATGCGGTAGCTAATTCAGCTAGGCAGCTTATAGCTTCAGGAACTGGCATAGGTGAGGTTAACGATCAGCTACAATTCTTAGGAGATATAGCCGCAACTTCTGGCAGCTCTATCAATGAGATAGCCGCAATATTTGCCAAGGTTAACGCTAAGGGCAAAGTAGAGCTAGAAAGCCTAAACCAATTAGCTGAGAGGGGTATACCTATCTTTAAGGCTCTTAGTGATGCAACTGGATTGCCAGCTAGTAAGCTAGGCGCGGGGCGCGTTAGTGTTGAGCAATTTAATGAGGTATTAAAGAGCTTTGCACAGGAAGGCGGCTTTGCTGCTGGTGCTATGGAGCGCCTAAGCGAAACGGCAGCGGGTAAGTTTAGTACAGCAATGGATAACTTGAAGCTAGCTGGTGCTGAGTTAGTAGAGAGTTTAATGCCTGCACTTAAAGAGGGCATTGACTTTGTTACAAAACTGGCCCAAAAGTTTAGCAATTTTAACGACAGTACCCAAAAAACAATTTTAATTGTTGGTGCTTTGGTGGCCGCGCTAGGCCCATTATTAACCATTTTACCTCAACTTATTTCTAGTGCTCGGTTTCTTGCAGCAACTTTTACAGGGTTATCTACGCCTGTTTTAGCTGTAGGGGCTGCTGTAGCTGCTGCTGTAGTATCTTTTATTGAGATTAAAAAAGTTTGGGAAAACTCGAAAAGCTCAGGCCAAAAGCTTAGAGATTCTATTCATGGAGTAGAAAGAGCTGTAATATCTCAGACAAAGGAGGCTAGGTCTTTAGTTGCAATGTATGGCGAAGAAAAAACTAGCCTAGAAGATAGAGAGCGCATACTAAACAGATTAAAGGAAATTGATGCTACACACTTCGGCAACTTAAATGCAGAAAATACAAGCTATGAGAAATTAAATAAAAGCCTTACAGATTATGTAGCAAATATTAAAAGTTTAGCAATTGAGAAATCATTAGGAGCTGAGGGCCAAGAGCTTTATAATGCAGCAGCACAGGCGGAGATAGGTTTATTTGATGCTAAACAGGCTCTTGCAGAAAAAGAACAAGAGTTGATTGATCAAGGAATAGAGAGAGATACTTTACGATTCAATACTGCTATGCAGTTTAATAGCAGCCTTATTGGAGCCGTTGCAGCTTATACTTCTGCCGTAGAAGAATCAACAGCAGATATAGAAGAATTTGAAAACAGAAAAGCAGAAATCACACAAAGATTTGCAGAAATACATTCTAAGTCTAGTGACGAGGTTATTGATAATAATAGTAAGGCAGTAGAAAGCTACAGAGAATATTTAGACACAATTAGCACACTAGGGCCAGCGCTTATAGATATAGAAAACATAAATAAACAACTTGTAACGTCTAATACCTCAATAATTGAAAGTATGGAGGGTTTGCAATCAACAGCAAACAAGACAGGCGCAGCAATGAGTCAACTAGGTACGGCAATGGGCAATACCTTCGGCGATTTAATTACTGGAGCTATTGACGGCAAAGAAGCTCTAAGGCAATTTGCATCACAAGTTATAGCAGCCTTAGTTTCTACTGCAATAGCTAACGCAATAGCTTCAGGTTCGAGCGCTTCTAATCCGGCTAACCAAGTTAGTGCAGGTCTTACTATACCCGGTTTTATAACCTCAGCTATGTCAGTAGTAGCAGGTGCCATTACTCAGATACCAGCTTTTGCCGAGGGTGGTATGGTTTACGGCCCAGGTCTAGCAATGGTAGGTGATAATAAAAATGCGGCAGTGGATCCGGAGGTAATCGCGCCCCTCTCAAAGTTAAAATCTATAATGGGCGGCAATGGTACTAACGTCTATGGCCGTATCTCAGGAGATGATATTGTAATAAGTAATGACCGCGCGACGCGTGACAGGAACAGATTTGAATAATGGCAGTAGTATATGCAGTAAGCGAGTTTACAGATGAGAAAGGCACCGATTGGAAAGTAAAAATTGTCGACGGCTCAATTTCTACAGGAGATCTTAATCATCCCTTTGTGCTTGGCCCAGATGGCTATAGACTAGAATATGCTTTTGACAACTTTGATAGGTCTAAGCCTATACTAGGCAGTAAGGTAAGCATTACACTATTTCACAATGATAGTTTAGACACAGCATTTAATACGCTTTACTCAAACTTAGACACAGCAATAGAGGGTACGTATAGACTAGAAATATACAGAGACCCCGATGGAGATAATGAAACGTGGTGGGTAGGTACAATATTACCAGAACAAACCATAATACCAGATGAATACCCAAGCGCAGCAGTAAGCGTTACAGCGGTTGATGGCTTAGGTAATCTCAAAGGCATAAAGTACAATAATGACGGAGACCCTTATGAAGGCAGTGACTTAATTACAGCTCATTTATATAAGGCCCTTAGTAAAGTCGGCACTACTACCTTCTGGGGTAATTCGGATATCTTACTAAGATTCTACGAGGATTTTATAGGTGCTGAATACCTAGCACATATAGGCAGCGGCCAAAACCAACAGCTGCAAAATGCCAAAGTAAAGCATGAAACATTTTACAATAAGCGCGACGATGGGCAGAAAAAATATTACTCAGTTTATGAAGTTCTAGAAAGCTTTTGCGTGTCTTTTAATGCTTGCTTATTTATGGCTCAGGGATCTTTCTGGTTAGTGCCTTTAGGAAATATTCAAAACCATGCAGCTAACGGCTTAAAAACTTTTCACCAGATAACTGGAAACGGAACCGTAACGTACAACAGCTCATTTAATCTAAACACATACCTCAAGCAATTTGGCAACGATAATAGCGAGTTTGAAAAGCTAGCAGGCTGGGAGCGTACAAGCGTTCCTGCATTTACAATAGCTAAAAAAACTAGAGATTATCAAGGTACAAGGTCTTTAATTGGAGATAGTAACTATACAAAGACACAGATAAATGCAGACCAAGAGCTGCCAGATGAAGATATAGAGTATAATGCAACTGACCAGTTCCAGCTGAGCAGCGAGTTTTATTTTGGATTTAGTGGCTTAGGCTATATAGCTACAGAGAGCGAAAGAGTTTTAAGAATGAAGCTTTCGTTTACTCTAAAAACTGGAGATGGAGGCGGAACGGTAAGATACTTGAAGCGAGATGTTGCTTTCAATGCTGCTAATACAGCTCAAATGTCTGCAAACAATTACACAGGCATAAGTTTTCCAGTAGTCAATCCAGCAGATCCTCTAATTAACATAGAGTATCAAGTTGCACAGTATCAAGTTGCAGAGTGGAGCGCTTCAGCTTCTGTGTTTGAATATGTTTCTCCACCATTTGACAAGTCTGATGGAACAGTAGGCATGCTAGGAATAGGAAACTTTAACTGGCACGCTCCGATAAATATTGTAACCCCTGTGCTGGGCGTAGAGTCTCAAGGATTAATAATGAGCTGTACTTTAAGCGTGATAGATTACCAAGGTACTGTGCTAGCTACTGAGTTTGCTTCTGCAAATTACTGGCTAAAGGATTTCAAAGCAACTAAATACTCTGATGAGCAAGCACAAGAATTTGACTCTATAGATATTACAGCTACTAATCCAAATAATGCGCGGTTCCAATTTGACCAGGGTACTACTTTTATAGGCGACAGGATCAGCGACCTAGATTTAGGAGTAATAACAATAAGCAACGGCTCTAACTATGT